TTAGTGTTTCATAAGCCTGCTGAATCTTTTGAAATTCGGCAGTATCTCCACCTTTGTCAGGATGGTGAATGCCTGCCATTCGTCTGTATGCTTTTTTAATATCGTCTGTTGTGGCGTTTTTAGCAACGCCCAGTGTTGAGTAGTGGTCCATAATATTGATTATAGCACGTTAAATGTGCTAAGTCAATATTTATGAAGCTACTCCGGCTACTTTTTCTTTTGTACGACCGTATGCGGCAATACCTAGAACTGCACCCATTGCAATATGGTACAAACCAGCGCCTTGCAATGTTAATGGTTGCCATTGACTTGTAACTTGACCCTTACTCAGTGCTTGTAATAAACTCCATAGAACAGGGAATAGAACAAAGTCACAAGTGCATGTCAACATATATATCCAACCCATCATTGGACGCATTTTCTTATTGATCCAATCTGTAGAACCCTGGTCTAATGCTACAGTAGATTGTCCACCTTCACTCATTGCTCCGCCACCGCTTTTTAGTGACTCAGCTTGATTTTGTGTTACTTGTACTGATCCTGCCATATTTCCTCCTGCTTGTTGTCCTGTGCTAACTGCACTGCTACCCCCGAATCCGATAGAGGCCGGTGGTACTGCACCAAAACCTGGGCTGGTGGTACCGAATCCTGTTGACGCAGGCGCGCCAAATGTTGAAGCGCTGGTTGTTGTGCTGGCTGTTGCATTGGTTTCTCCGAATGAACTACCCTGAGGGAATTGATTTATATTAGGATCAGTTACTAATGCATCATGGTGTTCATCATCGGTTGCAATAGGAACTTCTTGTCCTGCTTTTTTTGCTAGTAACGTAGCCATATTATAATCCTGCCTTTGCTATAAAATCTTTTAATATACTATCTGGCTGACTATAAATCTTTTTCTGATTCATACCAGATAAATTACGCATCTCATTTAAATCTGTTTCTTTTGTTTTACGATATTCATGTGGACTCAATATCATAACAGATTTCAACTGTGAAGCATCACAATCATATTGATTATCTTCGTAATTGACTGTCCATTCTTTTAATGGCAAATCAGTTAATGTTGCCATATCATCAATTAATTCACAAATTCTTTCAGGTACAGATGTTCTTCTGTCCATTTCTACGAATACTAGATATTTGCCGGAACTTATTTCACCGTCACTTACTTGTGAATCCAATACCCAATCATATCCTCTTTCAAACCAATCAACTAAATCTTCTCCAACTTGACGACCTTTAACAGTAAATGCTAATGTAACAATTTCGTCATCATCGCCCATTTTAGCGGCATATTCATCAACTGTTATTTCTGGTACTATCTGATCTACTAAATCATGGTAATCAAAACCTTCATTAAGAATCTTAGACATTACATGCCTCCCATTGCCGGTGCTTGTCCGGGTGCTGGAGGTAATCCTCCCATAGCGCCCAGATCTGGGCCGGCCCCTTGAGTTTGACTATCTTCAGTTTCACTACCTTCAGTATCTAAATCATTTTCGTATGCTGAATCTAATTCATCCAAGTCAATGTTTTGACCAGCTAAATCAATACTTCCCTCACGAATGTCATTCATCAAGTCTTTTGGCATTTCAATGCGGATAAGCCAAATTTCACGTTCTATCATCTTAGGATAATGAGTTCCGGGCTTAAAGTCACTTGGATTTTTAATTTCAATAGGAACTTTGATTTTTGTCTTTTTGAATTTGATGTTGCACCCTACAGATAACAATCTTTTAGCACCCCTTGGATCGGGCATAAGTTTTAGTGGATACATAAAGGTACAATCAACACTATACCTTTTAACATTAGGACCAGAAACTACTTCACCTAATTCCCAATTACGGTATGCATATAGATCGCTTTCATCCAAAACTCGTTCAAAATCAAGCAAGGTGCTCATTGATCCATCACTAGTGTAGATGCCCTTAATGGTACTGACGATACTCTCAAAATTGATATCGTCAAAGAATTCGTCTGCTTTTAATTTGCTCATAGTTGTATTTATCACATAATGCTATTTGTGTAAGCATTTAAATTTTTAAGATTAGCCTAATATTTATCAAAAAACTTTCAGTAAAGACTATCATACTATGACGCTGGCCAATGCCTTTAAATAACATTGAGTTTTATGAGAACTCATGCTCTACAAAGGAGAATATTTTGAGCAAAAGAAAGACAGGCGCTTTACGCAATCAGGAACAAGACACAAGATACTCACACAGCAAAAAACACGATTCACACACATTTTATGTAAAGGAAAATAAAACAATCAACTTCGACCAAAGTCGTATTAAATTGGACAAAAGACCAATTCAATTAATACCAAAATCAGTTAATCAAGAAAAATACATACTCGCACTACTTGACCAAAATACAGATATTGTTGTGGTTGGTGGTCCAGCGGGTACAGGTAAAACTTATCTAGCAATGCTGGCTGCTATCAAAGCACTAAAAGCAGGAGAGGTTGACCGTATTATTCTTACAAGACCAGCTGTAGGTGTTGAAGATGAAAAACATGGATTCTTGCCCGGCGATCTAAATCAAAAAATGGAGCCGTGGACTAGACCTTTGTTAGATGTTTTACGTGAGTATTATACGGTAAGGGAAATCGCCCACATGCTAGAAGAACAGATAGTCGAAATTGCACCCCTAGCATTCTGTCGAGGTCGAAACTTTAAAAATAGCTATATCGTATTGGATGAAGCGCAAAATGCAACACCTGGTCAACTCAAGATGATTATGACTAGAATCGGCGTTGGTAGTAAGATTGTAATTACTGGCGACATTGAACAAGCCGATAGAAAAACAGCCGACAATGGGCTACTAGACTTACAAAATCGATTGAGAAAGGGGGTGATACCAGGGTTGCAGATATGTCAATTTGAACTAAAAGATGTTCAACGACACAAAATAATAGAGCATGTACTAAACTTGTACAGTTAAAAAAAGGGGCATTCGCCCCTTTTTATTCGTCATTATCACTGAATTGTTTCTCTATCCGATCAATCGCATCAGGATAAACTTGGTAAAAGTAATTACGCAATCTTTCCCAATCAGTATCTAATTTTTTACCTTGAATTATGCATTTCACTACTTTCTTTTCTTCAAAGTCCATAATTACATTACAGGTTTGATGGTCCCTATCCTTAATAGTTTTTGAAATCTCCACTTGTTCATCAATCTGTCCAGTTGCCTTGAACAAGTAAGTAATTAATATATATCTCATAATTTTATCCTGTAAGTTCTATTAGTGTAGCAGCCAAACTAATCTCAGGTATCCCGACTAAACTCAAGTTAGCCAAACCATTGCGAATGACAATAATACTAGCATCACGTTTCTCATTTGTATTGCCCCACAATTCTAAATTATTGTACATCCAACGATATAAATCTTCTAGTCGGCTAGGATACAAACTTAGATATTGTAACAGTATCTGTCGTCCTTCATAAATCTTACCACTCTTAAACAATGAAGTTGCTTCTACTAGTAATTCATCTTCACTGTTAGTTTGATTAGAAGTTGATATTAATTTACCACTACTACTATTTACTTGTAATTGATTTAAACACTTACGCAAATCTGGATAAGTAGCACTTACATAGTTATCCAATGCATCTAAATCAAACTCAATATTCTCAGTTACCAACACAGTAGCCGCACGTGCAGTAAATTCAGTCTTATCTGTTTTACTGATGTGAAATTCATGGCATCTGCTCTTAAGTGCAGGGATAATTCTATGTTGATAATTACAAGTCAAAATGAATCGTGCAGTCATATGATATGCTTCCATATCATTACGCAATGCTGCCTGACCTGCTGGGGTCAAATAATCTGCTTCGTCAAGCAATACAACTTTAAACTTGCCAAAAGGCATAGTCTGCACAAATCCTACAATACGGTCACGCACAACATCAACACTATTTTCACGACTAGCATTGATTTCTAGAATATCATATTCTTCAATACCAAGTTCATTAATAAGTACTTTTGCAAGAGTAGTTTTACCAGTACCCGGGTCACCGCTTAACAATAGATGAGGAATGCTTCCATCTTTGATCCAACCCTCTACTTGCTGTTTCTGATTCTCATTAACAAAAACATAATCTTCTACTGTTTTAGGACGATACTTTTCTACCCAAAGTTGATTCTTCATTTGCGTAACATTTCATAAGTTATAATGTGTGCGATACTTTGACCCAAGTCTTGGTCACTAGTGATGATATGCAATCTACGGTCGTTTCTGTCATTCTTTTCATCGTACTGACTATACTGCATAATATGCCCACCAACTGCACTCATAATAGTAAAATTCATACCATTTTGGTCAATATCTCTATCTCTACTTGAGATTAAACGACTGGATTTTGTTTGCTCCACTACATCTTCTTCAAAAATCCAACTGCGTAATTTACGTTTTAACCAATTCATTCTTCTTCCTTTTTACCTTCTTTTGGTTTATCAAAGGGCCATTTGGCTGTTTCAATAGTGGACGCAAGTTCAGGGCCCCATGGCCACTGTGTGGGTTTTTCTAGCATTGCTCTTGCCTCAGCCTCATTAGAACTATCCACAACCTCACCAGTATCCATATTTTCAATAATCAAGTCACAATCAATAATCATTTCACATTCATCCTGACTCCAACCATGTTCTTCTAAGTCAAGCCAACTGTTACCTTCTTCAAAGAATTCTTCTAGCCATGCTTGTGTTTCTTCATCACACTCATCCATGTCGTGTTCTTCCCAACATCCGTCACTTGTTTCAACAAGTTCAGCATCATATCCACAGTTATAGATATCTACTCCGGATTCAATGTCTGGTGGATTGTCATCGTCTGTATAAACAGTAAATTCTCCCCAGCGCCAGCCAGTTTCAATCATTACTCTGTTATCATCTTTTGTAAAGTAATTACGTTCAATGATTGATTTTTTCCATTCAGGTTTAACACTCCACGTTGCCATTTTAATCTCCTTTGTCTGAAATGTATTCGTCTTGCATAGGTTCGTCACTAACTAGCAGTATATCATTAGAATCAACTCTACGCAACGTCTTTTTACCCTCTTCATCTTCAATATCAATTCCTCTTGTCCAGCGACCGTGAGCAATACAAATATATTGACCAATTTTCAAATCACCGTCATACTCTGGTCCAAACTTATAAATCTGTGCCCAACGAGGACGAATGCCCGTACCCTTCATATCATCATTCAACAAAATAATACCACTTGTAGTAATACGCTGGTCAAAATGCATATCGGTTACAACAATATAATCCTTAATAGGCTTAAATTGTTCTTTATTAAATTTATGTGCTTCAAATGCTAATTTCACTTTTTAATATCCTCATCGTTATCAAATAATTCTTTCTCTTCCGAAGTCAAATCTTCTATTGCACTGGGCTTTGGAATATTCACTGGCTTATTAACAGCATTTGGCTGTCGCTGACCAATTGCTTTTTGATAGTTGTTTTTCACACGTTTGGTACTGTCTTTAATAACTTGGTTGTTACTATCAACAATGTCACCACGGGCGTTTACATTCATATTTCCCACTGCTCTGACTTTTTCATTCTTTGCGGCTAAACGGCTCATATCAACCATTTTGCCCTGTGCTGTTCTATATGCTGGCATAATTTTCTCCTATTTTAAAAATTCATCTATTGATAAATCATAATGTATGCTATTTATTCTGTGGATCCCTATCAAATACAGAACATAACTGCTAACACTACTGCCCCTACCTACTCCCCAAACAATATTATGTTCACGCATCGTATCCACTAGATACTTGCAGTAACGCAATAGTGGGAACATATCACGTTCTAAAAATAGAATTAATTCACTTCCAGTTCGTTGTAGTTCTTCATCTGTTTTACACTTATCTAAAACATATTTGGCTATGTCTAACTCTTTATATTCTTCTGATACAAACCAGTTATTCTGATTTAGTGTATCAAATGTTTCAATATCTATATCTAACTCAGAGTATGTGACTAGATTTGGAAACACCATATCTATAGGTGATAGCAAATCTAACTCTGGGTTATTATTAATAGGTGATTCTATGATTGCGTTTTTAACGATTATGGTAGGGTCAGCTAAAAAAATATGACATAGGTCATTTTCATTTAGAATTTGTCTACTGTACTTGTCAATTCGCATACACAACTATAACACGTTTGTGTGTATGATGCAACCTCTATTTGTCCGTTTTCTCAAACGAGGCATACAATATTTCGGAAGCGTCAGAGGTAACTTTCTTGTCTTTCCAATTCAATGATATCTCATCCCAGTTGCTAACTGTTTTGGTTAACTTAACAATTTTCTTTTTGGATTTAATCATCTTGTTGGTGATCTTTAAATTATTTTCACGCCACCAACCTTTAGTTCCGAAAGGACCTGTATTTTCTTCAATGCTATGTAAGCAACTTACACCATCACTCATTTTGCTTGTGATTTGGATATCATGTATTAACAATCTACCCTCAGTAATAGCATTTAACTTTACTAACAACATGATACCAATTATTTGATCATATGGTTCTTCTGGTAGAACACATATCTTCAATCCTGCATCATTCAACTGTTCTATTATCTCTGTATTTTGGTCGTGAACAAATACAGCGTTTTCTAATACTACATGAATAAAGTATTTTATTCTATCCAATGCTATGTTTTGTTCTTGGATAGATTCGGACTCTACAGTACAATTGATATCAATATCATAAATGTTCATGTAGAATTCATTTTCATAATACATACCAGATACAAACTGGAAATCTTTTTGAATTCTAGCGGTCATTTATTGTCTTTGCTAATATTAATTTTGTTTCCTAAATTTTGCTTCTTATAGACTTCATCTATACGTTTGCTATATTCTACTTTATAGCTTTCTAAAACCATAAGCATTTGCTGTATCATAGGCCCGTTCTGAGACCTGTATACAAAATTTAGTTTTTTTGTTAGATCCTGAATGGTATTTTGCAATTCTTCAATTGTCTTACCACCTAGATCGTTAATGAAAGGATGTTGCATTCACATATTTATATGTGAATGTATTGATGGAAATTAAACTGCGGTTAGTGCCACTTTGCCCCAAATAGTAGAAGAACCATTATATGTACCTACGCACACATATAGATACGAACCGTCTGTGCAAATTTGACCAGGCCCATCTCCGGGTAATCCCAAACTTGTAGGTGCTCTAACTGGAATCTGACTTCCTTTTTGATTTCTATTTGTGGGTTGAACATCTAATGTTGTTCCACAATCTAGGGTAGAGAAGTTATATGTTAACTTAGTTACTCCATTTGGTATTGAAACTACGTTAGTATATGTGGTACTAGGAGTCACTGTACCGTTTGAATAATAGTTTTCTAATAATCTAGCACTTGGCAACATACCAGCACTGACATTTCCACCTACATTTACAGTTGAACTAGGGAATGTAATATATGCGCTACTGTTAGCTACAGTTAACATCAATTGAACATTACTTTGTGTACCTGATGGGGCCCAGCCACCAAATGAGATTGCTGTATTCTGTGTGATAGTTCCATACTGGACGTCACCTTTACTCACATCAATAGTAACAGTACTTGGTAAATTGCTTCCTAAGTTATAAGTTTTAGCACGGAAACCTTGAACGGCAGCATTACTTATCAAAGTATTTGCCATATCATTATTCAATGTAGAATTTGTAAGTGCAGACTTTACAACTGCTTTAGATTGTAGGTCAGTTAACTCAGTACCAGCAGTATCTAGATTAGTTTTGATGCTGGTAAAATTATCTCTAAAACCCTGTGTGCTGTTGTTGACACCAGGTACTGGATAGGTAGTGTCAATTGAATTTGTGTTTATGTTGCTCATTTTGTTATTCCGTTATGTATTTATTACTCTATATTCTTAGGTAAAATAGTTTTTCTAGGAAATAGTACAGGAATGTCATATACATTCATTGGATCAGGAGTGGGATATCCTCCAGGAAATTCATTCCAATTCGGCTTAACTAATTTAACATTGTAGTTAAAGGATGCACTCTTGTCTATTATAAATCTATCAACAGAGAAATCAATTTCATTTAGTCTATGAGTCCAATAATTATCTATTACATATTTTATCATTTCGCTTTTGCCAGGTAAAGTATATGCTATTACCCATGCTTGAACAAATCCCAAAGTGTTCCCATCTGCCTGCTGTGAAGTCATCCATCTTGGTAATAAACCTTGATCGTCAGTATATTCTAAGTGATTGGTTAGTTCTACTCGCATGTTTGTTAAACTAGCCGGGTACAAATCTCTGATATATCCCGGACTATAACTAGTATAAATGCTTTCATCAGTAGTATATTTGTCATCATTGGAAACGTAATACGGGCCTTGATCCATACTTATTTTTCTAGGCCACTGTATTTTAATAGGGATACTTACCCCTTCTGGGTTAATCAGGTCGTCTATGATAGATGAATATACTACTTCATATATAATTTCATTATTGCTATCCCTTGCTATAGCAGTTTTAATTTCACCTAATACTAATTTTCTGTTATAGTGATTTTTTTGTATAGCATTAATATAATGTGATAGGTCAGTAGAATCTACACCATATATATGTACATATTTTACTTCTGATGCTTTCCCAAAATAAGCATCATCAGGTCTATATAGGAAATTAGTAGGTATTAATTGTTCATTAGTTAATAATGAATTTATAATTTGTCGTCCAGCTACGTTTGGTGTAGCTTTTAGATATATGTTATCTGTTGGGTTAGCAAATTTTTGATATACTGCTAATGTAAATTCTCTAGTAGACTGTACTACTGGAAACTGAGGATTATATGCCTGCACAGTAAAAGTGTATGTTGTCGAATCACCTTGCGATAATAAGGCGCCTGTTGGTTGATAAGGTACTCTACCAGTTATTTGACCATTTTCTAATAAAGTTAGATTTGGTGGTAAACTTCCTGCCCTAAGAATATAACTTACATTTCTAACAGAAGTTGCTTCTAAGTATAGTTCGCTTATTGAACCATTATTTATAATACCTAAATCACTTGAGGTAGTCCAAACAATATCTTGTTCAATGTGGTTGGTTACTATCATTGTATAGGTTTCAAAACTGCTTCGTATACTAGGTATATCTTTTTTACATACTGCTATATCAAAGGTATACTTGCTTATAGAATTATTTGGTAGAATGGGTGTACCAGTTATCCAACCAGTATTAATATCGCCAGTTAGACCGGGCGGTAAAACACCATATAAGTACGTTAATGTATTTTTATCAAAATCATGACCTAATATTTTAAATGAGAAATATTCATTTGCCCTTACTGTTGGTATCTTATTATCTTCAGGTAAGTAATATGTATAGTACGGATCATTAACATCTAATGGTAGTTGCAACGGAGTATTATTCAATATAACAGGCACTCTAGTGTTTGGAGGTCTATTGATATTTTGATTTCTAACTACAATACTAAATGATTTGCTATCGTTGCCTGCTTGACTAATTAATTGAACAGAAAAATTATAAGTCTCTGTAGTTGGGAAACCTAAAGCTGTTAGGGGCGGAGTAGGATAACCTTGAATTAATCCTGCATTGCTCATATATAGACCAGGTGGCAGATTGCCAGATGATATTACTATCCCATACTCATTTGTTGCAACAGGATTGTATACCTGTATTTGATAATTTACATACACACTATCAAGGGTATTCAATAATTGTCCATTTGGAGTAGTGATGTGTACTCCTTGTAAACCATACACTCTAATAGAAAATGTTCTATCACGTATATTACCAAAATTATCAGTAGCACGAACAGTAAATGTGTAAGTTGTTTCTACAATAACATCTAATGGTTTGCCAGTAATATAGCCAGTATTATTTAACGTTACTGGATTTGATGTTATGCCAGCAGGTGGCAATGTTCCATTAAGAAGCGTGTAAGTTACTGATATACTAGGGGACACGGGTTGTGCAACTAACTGAACCCCTAAATCAAAACCTGCAGGGAATACGCCTAAATCTCCTGCAGGGGTAATCCATACTGGTTGTGCCATATTATCCGTGATGTTCTAATAAATCTAGTGCTAAGTGATAGTGATGTTTTCTATCTTCTAATCCAATAGTACCACCATTAATACGTTTGGTTAATGTTACAAAATCGTCCTTATCACAATATTGATTTAGATTATTATTATCCCAGAACCAACCAGCAGAACTAACTGCACCTGCCGGTGTTTCTAAATATGCAACAGTTTCTTCTATACTGATTCCCAAATCTTCTGCAAACTTTGTATAGTTAGCACGACCAGTCAATTGAATCAACCCACGACCACAGAATCTATATCCATCGCCGCTAGCTTCATCACCGTTAGCCATACGATTTGCGTATACACGATTAGCAATCTTTTCTGGTTTGCGTTCATATTGTTTTGCTAAATCTTCTGTAGGGAAGTACTTTTTAAAAGTCCCCATTAATCCTTTAGCACTGTAGTTTAGATTCTCTTTAACAAAGTTAAAGCCACCACTTTCATGTGCAGTTTGTGCTACAAATGCCGCCGCACGATGCATGTTTACATACATATCGTAATATTCAGCTACTTCGTGTAAAGGTTCTGCATATAATTGCAATACGTTTACCTTTGTCTTTGGGCATAATTTTTGTAATAATTCTAATGTTATCATTGTATTTCCTTATCCATAAACTCCAACCATTGTGTACCATTGTGAGGTAGTGGCCGCTACTATCATTAATCTTGCTCCTGCCCCTAATGGGAAAGATATATTGGTTGATAGACTATCAATCTGTGATCCGTTTGCCGGAAACACTTTAAGAGTAGATGCTGTCGTATTAATAATAATAACTTGTTGACCAACTGTAGCTCCTGGCAATCTTACAGAATCATTAACTCCAGGATTAACACTGCCTATAACATTGATTGATTTAGTTAATACAGTAGCTCCTGAAAGAGTAGTTCCTGCAGCCGCAATGCCTGATTGAACACTAACTAATACTTTACTAAAAGTAGCATCTTGATCTGTTGCAGTTAATGCTCCAACTAGTGTCAATCCACTCAATGATCCTACACTCGTAATATTTGATTGTGCGGCACCTGTTACTGTTGTTGAAATTAGTGCATTGGCTACTTGACCAACAATACTACCTGCTTGCAAGTTCGTTATACTAGCACCATTTCCACTAAACAATGTTGCAGTAAATGTGTTTCCACTAACATTACCAGAAGCACCTGCATTGATATCACCTGTAGTATTAATTGAACCTATGTTTGCAACACCTTGCAATATCATTTGTGTACCGGATGTTCTTGCAAAACCACCTTGAGTTACTACACCACTAGTACCGTTATTATATGTAACATGTGTGGTATTTGAACTGGTAACTGTTACTATTCCATTAAATCCAGCTGGAGCTAACCCACTAACAATAATAGTTGTTCCAGCAGGGAAAGGTGGAATAGCTTGTGTTGCAGAGAAGGCTAAAGTTGCAACTGATCCACTGCCACTAGATCCAGTTGCTTGAAGCTGTACATTAGAACCAATATTTACAGCACCTGCTGTTGTTATACCTGCATTTGCTGTAACTCTATCCATTGATGCGTTGCCACTAACTGATAGATAACCACGTGATATTAAATTACCACCAGAACTGTCACCGGTAACGTTAGCAGAAGTAAGATTTGCATTTCCTATATTTGCATTTGCGCCATTTAAGTTTAAGAAACCACTGCTGCTCATTGTAATAAAGTTAGCAGTAGCCACATTTGATTGAAAACTTGCAGCCTCAAGATTTATTATACTAGCATTGCCTCTAATATTTAAAGATGTTCCACCTGTACGGATACGACCTAACGCACCAGAAGCACCTGATGCTGAATTACTATATCTTACAAATCCTACGTTAGCTTCTGTTACTACGAATTCTCCATTATACGCGGTTGTTGCTACACCACTGATAATTACATTGCTTCCTACTGGGAAAGGAGGGAAACTTTGTGCAGAATAATTTGCAGTTACAACTAACCCAGTACCGGCGATTGCAGTAAGACTTAAATTTGCACCTACTGTCAATGATGAACCAATTGTAGCATTTTGATTAATAGTTATTGTACCGCTAGCAGATATATTTCCACCTGCAGAAATATTTGTATTAGCAGTTAGATTACCTGCTGTAGTAGTACCAGTAACACTTAGAGTACTTTGTATTTCCATGCTCTGTGCATTTGCAATACCATTAATCAACATTGCATTACTGTTTAATGTTCCAAAGTTAGCTGTAGCTGATTGAGCATTTAATGTTGCCCCTAGTACTTCAAGGCTAGACATAGTTGCATTACCTTGAACACGCAGTCCTAATCCACCTGTTATTATTCTTGCTGACGCTACACCACCAGTACCTGATGTACTACTTGTAAATGTAACCGCAGTGAGATTTCCAGATACAGCAGTATATGTTCCGTTATAACCAGTTGTAGTTGTTACACCTGATATTACTACTGTCCCGCCAGTTGGGAACGGTACAGTATTTTGAGAAGCAAATGTAACTGTTACTAGATTTGTTGGTCCACCTGTACCACTGATTGCTGATATTGCTAAATTTGCACCAACGTTTACACTAGATGCAATACTTGCAGTATTTTGAATGACTAACGAATTATTTGATACAATATTCCCTATAGTAGCATTACCTACTACTGTTAAGAATTGACCAATATTAGCATTTGCACTGGTCATATTTCCAATAACATTTAGTAGTTGTGATTCCATTCTGGTTGCACCAGTTAGTTCACCATTCAATGCAATAGCTGTAGTTTCTACTGAATTCAAATTAGCTACAGAGTTTACTCTTAATGTGCCGCCAGTTTCTAAATTGCCAGCTGTAACTTTGCCTGTAGCAGATATTAGGCCAACTGATGTGATATTACCTAATGAAGTATTACCAGCAGACAATGTACCCTGAGTGGATAGTGCTGCCGCATTTAATATATTTGCTGTTATATTTCCTGTAGTTGTCTCGCCTAGTGTTGTAGTGCCGGCATTTAGTGCGCCATCTGTAGATAATCCAAGCGCACTAAAGTAATTTGCTGTTATGTTACCTGTAGTAGTATCACCTAATGTAGTGGTACCCGCAGTCAATGTACCATTAGTAGATAGATTACCACCAGTTAAAGTGCCAGTCGCACTTAATATATTTGCAGTTAATGTCCCTGAAACAAATGCATTTACCGTATCAACATTTCCGTCCGTAGTAATATTTCCACCAGATACATTACCATTAGCAGTTATGTATGATCCTGCAGTAATAAATGAATTTGCAGCCATGCTAGCACTTGTGGCTAATGTTGCAGCCGACACAAAACCGTTTGTTGTTAAATTACCTACGTTAGCATTCCCGTCAACTCTTAAAACACCTTGAGTTACTAAATTGCCACCGTCGATATTACCTGATACACTTACTATGGTACCATCAATTCTAGTAGTGGTTATATTTCCTACACTTGCATTACCAATTACGGTTAAGAATCCGTTTGTTACTATGTTGCCACCACCTCGTACTCTGCCTAATGTTACAACTGATGTAGTAATTGCACTAGTAACTGCTGCCGTAGATGTAGTACCTGCAAGAACTGTCCATACTCCGTTGTAAGAAGTAGGAGACATACCGGTGACGTTAATAGTTGTTCCACTAGCAAAAGGTATAATATCTTGTGTAGCAAAGTTTAAAATGAATCTATTGATACCGTATGTAACTGATGTGATTTCTAAATTAGCTCCAGAACTTACACCTGCACTAGTTGATACAATACCAACCGTGAATACATTAGCACCTATAATATTACCTGATGCTGTTACTTGAGTAACACCTAAATTACCTACGTTGGCATTTCCAGTTACTGATAATGCTCCAGATGTAGTAAGATTACCACCAGACACGTTACCTGAAATACTTAACAAGTTACTTGCTCTGTTGAAAGTCAAGCCCGGAACTGCGGCTGCATTACCGTTATCGTTAAATGTAATTTCACCATTGGCACCTGGTGCTTGCAATGTTGCATCACCTGTTACAGTAACACCACCGCCTGTAATTATTGTTTGAGTAGCACCAGTACCAATTGTAATACTAGCAACTGCTAATGCATCAGCTTCAACATTTCCGACTACTGATATGTTGCCTGAAGTTATATCACCTATTACTGATAGGTTAGTCAATGAGCCTAAACTGGTAATCAAAGGTTGAGATGTACTGGTCATAGTACCACCTAAATATACAGCAGTTATATTACCTGCATCAATATTACTAGTGACAACTAAACTTTCCATTTGAACTGCGCCGGGGCTTAGTAAACTTTCTGAAAGTGTTGCGCCACCTAATCTTAATGTAGTACCACTTAACCACAAATCTTTCCATCTTTGTGTTTCACTACCTAAATCATATAGATTGTTTCCAGCTGGAACAAAATTACCAGTTACATTCCCAGTGACCAATAGATTAGCAGTAGTAATATTAGCACTATTGATATTACCTGTAACTGTGATATTTCCACCATTAATAGTAGTTGAAGTGATAGTACTGGATACTGACACGTTTGTAAGAATTATAGTGGTTGCATTTGACCCAATAGTTTGAGAACCTAAGTATAATGTAGAGCCACTTAAGTATAAATCTCTCCAGCGATTAGTAGGAGTACCTAAATCATATGTTATATTTGCACTAGGTACTAATGCTGATGTTACAAAATTAGCTACATTTAAATTACTTGTGCGTACATTACCTGATAGATTTGCATTCCCCGTAGTAATAGTATTAGCTAAATTCAATACGAAAGGTGTGTTATAACTTGAACTGGTCGCTGTATTACTTGTGGCAGCGCCAATGCCGACTAATAAGCTATTAGATGTATTAATACTAATATTAGGAAAAGAAGTTGTAATATAAATATTACCAGTTGTTCTAGTCTGTGCAAGTCCGGGACCTACTGTAACTTCTGACACACCTGAAGTTAATGTAGTGTTGTATAAATCTGAAAAGTTGTTTTGTATTTTTTGGAATGCCGCTCGAATTGGGTCCGCCGCTGGATCATTAGGGAAACTACCAAAATCAATAAATTGTTGGGCCATGTCTATATCTACCTTATTAAGTATTTATCGTTTTTAAATTAGATGTAGCATCCAAAAAAATAGCCCGGCGAACCAGGCTATTAAAAATACGGTTTTTATTATTTTATACCGCTTAATTTCTTCCACTCGTTTAGAGATTCTCTAACTGAAACACGGGTCGGATTCCCTACTGTTTGGTCTGACTTCATCTTATGTAAATCACCACCCATTGATAACAATGCTTTTAATTGCATTAATTCTGTATCACCCTTTGCATCGCCGCCTGCGTCATTTGAGAAGCCTTCTTCAACTTGTTCTTCGCATGTATGACCTTCATACATCATTCCACCGCATTCATTACACATGTCATGGTCATGACCTTCTTTAACTTTTTCCATGTCTCCGTCACCGTCTAAGTCGGCTTCTTTTTTACCTTGGGCACGTGCTTTTGCTAGATTACCAGTAAACTTATTACCTTCTTCTACGTCATCTTCTTTAACTGGATATTGTTTCCCACCTACGGAGAATTTTTGACCTTTGTCAGGAATATTGTCTGATTTTGCTTTAGCTACTGCACCTGAGAAAGCATTGCCTTCGTCAGTTTTTTCTTCTTCACCGGAATCTTCTGCATCATCTTGTTGTTCATCACCGTCTTCGTCACCGGCTGGTTGTAATGCAGTATCATCAGAACCTGCTTCATCTTCATAGTCTTGTGAACCTTCTTCTGAACCTACTTCACCGCCCATATCAATACCTGACATTTTCTTAATCAATGCTAGCATATCACTATCATCACCAACTACGTCAGGACTCATTTGTGGTTCAGTACCAGTACCTGTTGGTTCTTCTTCACCTTGAGATACTACACCGTAACCAACTGCAGGCTTATCGTTTCCACCAAACACACCAATACCAGCGTTACGCAATACGCCCATTAGTTGTTCTGCATCAGCGTCAGTAGCACTAATGGTTACTGAATCTGGAGCACCTTGTTGTCCTGTACTGCTAGAAACAGTGATACCTTCATTTAGAATGTTGTTTAGCTGATTTTCCCAGCTTTCATATTGTACGTCTTTCATTTCTTCTGTGCTTTCTAATCTAGTTTTTGGTTTACGCAATCCTGATATAAAATTAACTGCTCTATCGGTTGCGGCATTAATAGGATCTACACTCCACGGAGTTGGCTTTTCAACTGGTTTGTTAGTAGCTTGAATTCTACTAGGCTTAAACATACTAATATCACCTGGCTTGCTATCCATACCATGTGTTGTATGTAAATCTTTACTTGGATGAGGAATTAAATCACCTTCTTCTAAACTTTCGTCAAAGTTAACAAAGCCAAAGTGTTCTAAGGCCGCATCACGCATCTGGTCTTTATAAGAACCTGCCATGCTTCTGAATCTACCATGTGCTAATGTCTTATTGATTACAGATGTTGCTAATGCTTTATCTTTTAATTCCATTGCAGGTTTGATGTTATAACCTTTTGGTCCTAATTCTAACTCGTCAAAGAACTTAGTCATTTGTTCTTTTTGACCTTCGGTTAATACCACATCAGTAGCTTCTAGACTCTCATGCATTTTATCTTCTTTACTACTATTCTTAGCACGAATATTTTTCCTTTTCTTTTCGCTAGCATGTTTTTGACCAGCTGTACGTAATGCGTTCATACCATCTTTACCGTACTTTTTGTTACCTAAGTATGCTTGTAGTCCGGATTCTTCAACTGCATCTTCAGCCATTGTTTGATCATCAGTATTCAAACTCATTTCACCTTTACCAATTGACTGTTTAATCTGTGCAGCCAATTGAGGATTATTAACTGTGCCTAATGTTTTATTGCCTTGCTGAATAACTTGTGTGTTAGTTTGACTCGCTGGTTTGATTTGAACAGGTTGTTGCGTGTTCATATCTTCATCTACACCTTTGTGTATTCCTATGCCTTGATTACTACCGGGAGTTATTCCTTTAGCACGTGCATCTTTTACTGCGGCTGCGGCTGCATTTCTGTGTGCTTGTGTTTGAGGGTTGTGAATCCAATCTGAGTCTGGATTGGCTGCTTTACGTCCGGCAACTTGGCTTGCACTTTTGTAACGTACCGTGCTACCTTTATGTCCAGGCATACCTGTTTTCCCAGTAGGGTCTCTATAAGCTATACGCACTGCTTCTTCAACGCTTTGCTCACCTTCATTAACTATTGTAGTTTGAAGTTCATCAATATATTCTTTTAAACTGTGCTTCTTAGAAACTTTACCAACTTCTTTCTTTGGCTTCTTACCGCCACCAAATACATCACCGACACTAGTAGTGTCATATTTCTTTACTTCACCAGAATCATCTGCACCCTTTTTAGGACGCCCGCGGCCTTTTTTAGGTGCTTCTTTTTTAGCTTCAGCATCTTTATTAATTTTACCGACTTTATGTCCGTATTGGTCGCGTACATCTTCTTTACCATGACTTGAACCGTAATCACCTTTATGGACTCGTCCTTTTGGTGTTTCTTTTGTTTCACCTTCGGAAAGTGAACTCATTGCTTGTAATAGGTTTCTAAAATCCATTATCGTGATCCTCGTTTATCTAATTTATCTTCCATACGTGTAAGTTGTCTTTGCAACTCTACAATTCGTTCGTTTGTATCTTCAACTTTGGTATGTGTTACTGCAACTTTTTTGTCAATGTTTTTTACATTGTCATTCATTGTAATATATCCTGTGCCACCTATTCCTAGGGCACCAACCAAAATCCATGTAAGTTGACCGGTGTTGAATTCAATCATTATTTTCTAGCTCCTGTGCTAGGTAGTTGTGGTCTTGTAATTTTAGTCATGGGACTAACTGTGTTGATACCTTCTTTACTCTTATTAGGACTTGCTGGTGTAGCTTTACCTGCATATGGAATATTAATACTTGGCTTCTTAGGCATCACACGATCTAAATATTGCCCTGCATATTCTTTGCTAGCTTCTTTACCATTATCTCCTAACTCTGTGTTTAACAATAATGGCTCATCTTTTTGTTCATTAGCATAACCTTCAGCTTCACTATTGATGCTATCATCATAATCAGTAGTAACTACTCTGACATTGTTTATGTTACAACCACAATGTTGAGCGCATTGCTGAATCATTGGTTCAGTTGCAGGATATTTGAATTCAGCTTTGATAATGGTAATAGACTCATTATGCAAGTCAGGAAATCCATATGGATCTTTCTGAATTGGTGTAGTTTTTGGATCGTCAATTTTGACTGGGTCAAACTTCGACAAATTATGCTTGAATAATTCCAAAAAGTTTTTTTCACAATCGCCGGCAATCTTAATTGTATAGCGATATGTTCTAACACTTTCGGTTAAATATTGACGTAGGCTTTTCATTGTTGTATTCCTGTTCTATTATTTATCAATTTACTGGTTTTTTGTTTGCCAAAATACTTTTGAGAAGTTCGTTACGATCTACTAAGCTACCTTCACCAAGTGGAACATTCTCAATCTCTTTATCTTTTTCAACATTTTTTTGATCTAGGCTTGCTTTTTTCAACTGTAAATCAATCATTTTCAATTTCTTATTGATCTTAGCTGTTTTAGCAGTTATAGCATGTCCTAACATTGTACCAGCACTATTGAATATCTCACTAGCAAATCTACTATCAACTTGCATCCCTAAATCCATTAAATCTTTATAACTATCTTGAGCTAATTTTGCCAACTCATCCATCTCAGTATCGCTTGCTTCTAATCCGCGAACTTGAGGTAATGCTTGTTCTATCTTGTCTAAATTAGAATAAGTTTCTTGCGTTACTAAATCCATATCTTTACTAAGTACAGGCTCAGTTAATGATTCTTCTGTTGGTAAATCAAACAATTCTGATAATTTTTTTGTCATGCTATTTGTCCATAATAGCAGTATTTATTACTTACGTCTACCGTTGTAAAACAAGTCATCTTCTGTAATAACACGAAATGTAAATCCATATTGTTTGCAATATGCTTTAGCACTAGCCCACTTAGCATGATTTATAGCAACAACTGCTATATCTCTGGCACTTGCTTTTCTGCTTTCAATTAGGCTTTGTTTTTTAGGTTTGATTTCTACTATTTCGGCAAACTGTTTTCCAAACTTGTTTTCATATAGTATAAAGAAGTCTGGAATATAATTAGTAACTTTACCTGTTAATGGGTGACGATAGGGAATACGGATTGATTCACTTGCCCATTTGATTACATTCTTGTTGCCGTCACAGAATTGCATGAATGTGAATTCCCATCCACTGCGATATCTAGGTCTGTGGTTACCAATGTATTTGTCAGGATTTCTAGGCACAAATATGCCTTGTGCAAAGTTTGACATTATATTACAGCGTTTCTAGCTACTACTTGATTAGGTTGAGGAATAGAACTAACACCATATAATGTTGTTTTACTTTTTAAACTGTTTAGATAATATGCAACTAATGCATTTGCAGTAGACAACCCATTAGAACCTTTAATTTCTTCTAACAATATCAATGGATTTTCACCTGTAATATTAGAGATTCTAAAAATGATTGTTGTAAAATTTTTAGCTACATTTTCACTTTTAGACAATGAATAGAAATAGCTATGTATAAGTTCATACTGATTAGCCTCTACAACTAAATCAAAATTGTAAAATTGATCAAACACACGTACTGTGTTATCTAACTGACTTCTTGGTGCATCTATTGTTTGTGCCATAATATACCTCGTAGAAGTATTTATGTAACTTGTTTAGGTGATGACCTAATGTTTTGATATGACCCGTTGATAGAATTAGGAGCATTTCTAATTGCACTAGCAGCTTGTGTAGGGAAATTGAATGCAGTATTTCTATTGGGAGTGCCTTGTAATGCATCTGTTGCAATACCTAAGGCTTCTGACTTAGCAATTCTTAATATATTTTGAGGATTTTTAAAAGTATTGGCTGCTGTTCCTGCTTTTTGAACTGCACCTACAATATTACCATTTTCTAAATCATCTAAGATACCACCGGCAGCATCAACAAGACCACCTTGGCCTAATATAGTTGCATTTGATCCTGGACGAGCAATAGGACTTAATACAGTATCATAGTGATCATTACTACCAAATCCAGTAACTATATCATATGGTTTACGACCATCAACTGCACCTTCATAGTACTTTACAGTTTCGTAATTTAAAGTCATCTGATTTTCCATTACGCCACCTCCCTCACTGTAACTGTAAGTATCGTGACTGAAACTTTCAATCATAGGGTTGATTAGTCTATACAAAGAAAAATTATGTTGGTTGAAACCATATATATTAATTGCCTTAAAGAAAGGCGCTTTACTTATACCTAGATTTGCGGCTGAGTTAGTAGCCGGGCTTTTACCAGTCTCACCAATATATCCCCAATCATCATTACCAGTGATAGTAGGGTCGTATATATTTCTACGATTTAAGTTATATCTAACTGCATTATCACCACCTACACCACTAATAGTTGTATTAGTATTACTATCCATCTGTGTTGCATCTTTATAGTAGTATGTGTAATACGTATACCATAATTTTTTAATTAAATTTTGATTATCATCATGGAATACAACGTTAATAGGATCGTATTTAATTTTAGTTTGCACTACCCGTTTACGATTATATTGGTTTAGTGTAGCTAATTCAAACGTGTATTTTGGTAGTTGTATATTTTTGACTGCTAATCCAAAGTTTTGATCTTGTGGCCAAGATTGAGTAGCACCGATGTAGTCTTTGTTTATATCAAAATAAACATGAAATAGAAACTTAAACTTGGGTGAATACCCATAAGCATTTGTTCTAAATGTTTTACTTGCGTGTTGGTAATCACGCAAGTATTCATTTGTAAAGAACGATGTTGCGGCGTCAGTTAATAGGTTTTGAACGAACCCAGCCATTAATTGCTCTTATTAACCAATACCAGTAACTGCTGTACCACCAAATGCACGACCTACATTTGTACCGACACCAGAAGTCAATGGTGACTGAATTGCATTATCAAATCTTACGCTCAACTGAATTGTAGCTGGATCACTTGTTTTGTAATCCAAATTATTATAGTTGGCTGTCTTAATAAAGCATCCATACAATTCCCAGGTTTCTAATACAGAAGGTGTAAGTACACCATTACCACCGTCAAGAATTTCATAATTGATTTGAAACTTATAATCTTGTGCAGTTGCGGCACTTGCTTGTTCAACAAAGTCCATTTGTTTCTGAATTTGTTGACCAACCAATTTACTAACGTTGCCCTGTGCATCATCACGTAGATTGATTGTAGTTTCTTGCCATGCATGTTTACCTGCAAGATAAATTCTTGAGTTATATACATCTAAAGTTACTTCATCAAATTGAACTTGTGGACGAGTAATATCCATTACTTGTTTTGTTAGTTCTGTAGTGGAACCACCTACACCAAAGTTTAAGAACAATGCTCTAAAACGATATTGTAGTTTAGGCATCAATAGACCCTGTGCGTTGGTAGCATTATCCGCTGCAACGGTCATATTGAACAATGATTGTGAGGCTGTTGCCATATTTTATTCTCCTATATCTTTATTTATCTTTAATTCACCCCTGTCTCCAGGGGTGATTATCTTACTGAGCATTTGCTAATTCACCTGTATTCAATACACGAACTGGGATGTAGATGAATTCAGCTGCCTTGACTGGTTCAATAGCAACGTCAATCCACAGTTCATTTCTATCAATACGAGCAGGTGTGTTATTGCTCTCATCGCATACAACCAAATAATCATATAAACCACGTTTTGCAACTAAGTCTACAAATAATGATTGAACTACTCCGCTAATTTCATTACGAGTTACTGCATCGTTAGGTTCAAATACGAACGGACGAGCCGCAATCTGTAATCTTTCACGAATGTAGCACACTAATCTTGCTACGTTAATACGATCCAATGCTGATTGACTATCAAATGAGTTCTTATTACCGTAGTTCAATAAACCAACACCAGTAAAGTATGCTAATGGATTGATTTGATTTGTGTATAACACATCACGAATACTCATACGATTCTTAACAGTCTGGAACTCACCAGTAGTAGCATTTAGGTAGCCAATGTTTGTAGCATTGTCAATTGTACCACGGCGTGTACCTGCTGGAGCTAACCAAGGATAAGCAATAGAATCATTACGTAAGAATGTGCGTAACATCATGTGACTTGCTGGAACAACAACTGCCGCACCTGTCAAGTCTGTAGTGATACCACTTGGATAGAATACAC